CGCAAAACTTCACCGCATATGCCGACATTACCGAAGCACAGGCTATTGAGTGGACACAGGCCGCGCTAGGACCAGAGCGAGTTGCTAACATGGAACAGGAAGTCGCCGACCAGATTGCACAGGCATCCATCCCAACCCCACAGCCAGCACCGTTGCCTTGGAACGGGTCACAGCCACAACCTGAACCTGAACCAACCTAAAAACTGCTAAAAAATATGCATTAATATACATTTTTGTGTAAAAATACTGTTTAAGTTACAAAGGAATTTATTATGGATAAAGCTACTAAGAAAAAAGGTGTTTCTTTAGCCATAGGTCGTGGTGAAAAGTTGCCTGTATCTAAGGGTGCTGGACTTACCGCCAAGGGTCGTGCTAAGTATAATGCGGCTACTGGCTCGAATCTAAAAGCTCCACAGCCAGAGGGTGGCGCTCGTAAGCGTTCATTTTGCGCGCGTATGTCTGGTATGCCAGGTCCAATGAAAGATGAAAACGGCAAGCCTACAAGAAAGGCTGCCTCCTTAAAGAGGTGGAACTGCAAAGAAGGTGGAGCTGTTCGTGGCGGTGGCTGCGAAGTCCGTGGCAAGACTAAAGGAAAAATGGTATGAGCGAAATTGATCCGATCAAAACCGCCCGTGAACTAGCAACCCATGCTAATGATATTCAACACTTGCAGGACGACATGGATAAAATGGTCAGAGAAATGCAAGAAATCAAGTTAGCAATCCAAGGCATTCAGAAGACATTATCTGAAGCTAAGGGTGGGTGGAAGACGCTACTAGCGATTGGCGGTTTTGTCAGCTTTGTCACGGGTATTGTTGGTTTTGTAGCTGGTTATTGGGGGCAAAAATAAATGCCAAGTACATCTAAAAAACAACATAAATTCATGGCGGCGGTAGCCAAAAACCCATCGTTTGCCAAAAAAGTAGGAGTACCTTCTTCAGTTGGGGAGGAGTTTATGAAAGCCGATAAAGGCAAAACGTTTAAAAAAGGTGGAGCTATGAAACACGAAGATATTAAGATGGACAAGAAGGTTGTCAAAAAAGCCGTTGGTATGCACGATAAGCAACAGCACGGTGGCAAGAAAACTAAGCTAACCACCCTCAGAAAAGGTGGTCTTGCTGCTAGGCATAAAGCCACTGATGGCGTTGCTACTAAAGGCAAAACTAAAGCTACTATGATTAAGATGAATAAAGGCGGAGCTTGCTAACATGAAAAAGAAGATTCGTAAGTTTCAAGAGGGCGGTTTTAGCGCTGAACAAGAAGAATGGCTAGGTGGGGCTGACCGTACTGATCCGTACATCTTGGCTCGCATGCGTAGAGCAGTGCCCGACAAGAAACCTATGGCTTCTACTATGGGAGATGATTCTCCCGCAGGTAAATCTGGTTATGGTGAAGAAAATGAATTACCGACCACTACTAGAGTTCCCAACGCCCCCACTAAGACTTCTACTGCGACTGTATCTAAACCTCCTGTTAAAAAACCTAGCCAAGCAGAAATAGATGCAGAGAAAAAACGCATGGAAGATATTGGCAAAAGGCAAGGTTTACAAGGTTTTTATCCTGAAGAGATGCTTATTGGTGGTGGCGGTTTAAAAATTCTAAAGGAAGCGGGTAAAAAACTAGCTAGTAAAATAGCTGGAAACCGTGAATTAAAAGAGTATGTAGTACCAAAACTGCCTGCTCCTTCTGGTTCTAGTACTCCTGCTTTACCCTCACCTACTCCAAAGCTGACTTACGATAAAGCTGGGGCACTAGCTAAAAAACGTGCAGAGCGAGCAGAAATGCGTAATGAGGCTATGCGTAGAGAAAATGCTGAGCGATACGGTATAACAGATACTGAAGCCCCTGGGTATGAGTCGTTACGTGGCGCGTTCATGCGTAAGGGCGGTAGAGTGAAAGCTAAGACCAAATCCTATAAATCTGGTGGATCAGTTAGTGGCGCTTCTAAACGAGCAGACGGTATTGCTACCAAAGGCAAAACCCGTGGGAAAATGTGCTAAATGCCGATTGAGCCTGTAGACCCTTCTAAAAAGACTGGCGGTGATGGGCAGGAGAAGTATCCAGCCAAGCCAAAGCATGGTCCTGGAAAGTTTGACGAAATTCTAGAAAAAGCTGAGAAGGCTCAAAAGGCTAGGGATGAAATAAGCAAAATAGCAGGAGAGCAAAGGGAAAAAGTTAAAGCTGAAAGCCCACGCACCTATACGGAAAGACTGCAGGATATGGGTAGATTACCTAAACCTAGTGGCGCAGCTGGGGCAAAAATTGAGCTTGAAAAGGGCATGATGGGTAGTAATATACCAAAACCTAAGTTAAAAGCTGGTGGGGTAGTATCTTCCGCTTCTAAACGGGCTGATGGATGTGCAGTTAAAGGTAAAACTAAAGGGCGAATGATATGAGACCAAGTCGTGGTATGGGTGCCATTAACCCCTCTAAGATGCCTGGTGCTAAGAAAAAGGCGCGTAGAGACAACACTGACTTTACCCAGTTTAAAGAAGGTGGTAAGGTTAATGCTGCGGGTAACTATACTAAACCCAGTTTGCGTAAGCGGATTGTTTCTCAGGTAAAAGCAGCTGCAACACATGGTACTGGCGCAGGTCAATGGTCAGCTCGTAAAGCGCAGTTGGTAGCTAAAAAATATAAGGCGGCTGGCGGTGGATATAAATGAGTGGTTTAGCAAAATCTCAGCGTTCTTTAAAGGCTTGGGGAGACCAGAAATGGACAACCAAGTCAGGGAAGAAGTCGTCCGAGACGGGGGAAAGATACCTGCCAAAAAAGGCAATCGAAGCCCTAAGCCCACAGGAGTACGCAGCAACAACACGAGCAAAACGGCAAGGAAAAGCACAGGGAAAGCAGTTCGTACCCCAGCCACAAAAAGTAAAAGCAAAAGTAAAACCGTATAGGAAGATATGAGTACTTCTGGAACTACAACATTTAATTTAGACTTAAATAACCTCATTGAAGAGGCTTTTGAGCGTTGTGGTACAGAATTGCGTACGGGCTACGATATGCGTACTGCCCGTAGGTCTTTGAATCTTTTGACAATTGAGTGGGCTAACCGAGGCATTAATCTATGGACAGTTGAGCAGGGTCAGATTAACTTAGTTACAGGACAAGGCATTTATCCTCTTGCAGTGGACACGATTGACCTCCTAGACCATCAGATTCGCCAGAACAACGGAGATGCATCTACCCAGATTGATATCTCAATTACCCGTATATCAGAGCCAACTTTTGCTACAATCCCCAACAAACTAGCTACAGGACGCCCAATTCAAGTCTGGATTAACCGCCAGTCAGGGATGAGTAATACCTCAGCAGCAACTCTAAACGGCACGATTAACGCAACAACTACCTCAATTACAGTCAGCGATTCTAGTTATTTAACTAATACAGGATTTATTAAAATTGACAACGAGACGATTAGCTACACCAACGTAGTTGGAAATGTACTAACCAATTGCAATCGTGGACAAAACGGTACTACTGCAGCTTCCCATATAACAGGCGCTGCCATTACAGTACAGAACCTACCCTGCATTAATGTCTGGCCCACCCCAGATGCTGGTGGTGCTCCGTATACCTTTATTTATTGGCGGCTACGTAGAGTTCAAGACGCTGGTACAAACGGCACCTTTGAACAGGACATTCCCTTTAGATTACTGCCTTGTTTGGTCTCAGGACTTGCCTTTTATATAGCTCAAAAACTGCCTGATGGACAGGCACGATTGCAGTTTTTAAAAGCAGAATATGAAGAACAGTGGCTAATGGCATCTACGGAGGATAGGGAAAAGGCACCATCTCGGTTTGTGCCTAGAAATACGTTTTATGGAGCCTAACTATGGCTAATCAGTTTGCTTCTGGAAAACGCGCCATTGCGGAATGCGACCGCTGTGGTCAACGTTATAAATTAAAGGAATTACGAAAACTTATTGTAAAGCAACAAGTAAAGGATATTAAAGTTTGCCCTAGTTGTTGGGATCCAGATCAGCCACAGTTGTCATTAGGGATGTATCCAGTCAACGATCCACAAGCCTTACGGGATCCAAGACCAGATGTAAGTTATAAAAATTCAGGTTTAGATTCGATTGGAAGTATATCGGGAGGTAGTAGAAT